CCTTCCAGCTTTCTGGAGGTCGTGTTATCGAGGCCGCTCTTCGCAAGATAGGTCTAGACATCAAGACTCAGCAGGACAAGAACAAGGTACTCGCTCGCCGTGGATCAATTCACGGTGACCTTTGTACCATTGATCTATCTTCTGCCTCTGACATGATTAGTCCTATTTTGATACGCCGCCTTTGGCCTACTGAGTGGGTTACCTTCTTTGAAAGATTTAGGTCCCCCACTACAGAGTTGCCAAATGGTGACACAATCGTCTTGAACATGATCTCTACCATGGGAAATGGTTACACTTTCCCCATGATGACGCTCACGCTCTTGGCTCTTGTGTACGCAAATCGATTCGTCAATCATAACGGACCTTTCCGGTACGTCGATTGGCGTCATACTGCAGTTTTTGGCGACGATATAATCGTCCCATCATCTGAGTATGACACGCTTTGCGAAGTGTTGGCCGACGCTTTCCTCGTTGTAAACAAGGAGAAGAGCTATAGCCAAGGACCCTTCCGTGAATCTTGCGGTGGTGATTACTACGAGGGGGTTATGATTACCCCATTCTATGTAAAAACCCTCGATAAGGTCGCGGACGTGTACGTAGCTATCAATCAAGTATTAGAGTATTGTGGCAGGCACAGCTTGTGTCTGCCACGGTCACTCTCCTATCTTATTGATTTGCTCGGCACGAAGGTCTTTCTCGTTCCTGAGTGGTGTCAGGATACAGCTGGTATCCGCACCGCCCAGTGCCCCAGGTCGTACAAATACCTTTCCGTGCGCAAGCAACTTAAACCCTATTTGGGATTCTTTAAGATGCCTTTAGCATGTGGAGGTTTTTTACTACCTGGGGAGGACGACATCTTACTCTATGAACCAAGACCACGGTTCGTTAAGTATGATGTGCGGAAGGCTCGGCTTCCTAGTGGTTACCGAGATGGTTGGGATCCTAGATATAGGACCTGCAGTCAGTCCGCACATATCTCATTTTTGGTGAGTATGTTCGTTAACTGACGAAACAAGGGGGCTTAAATCTTATGGCATCCGGGAATTAGACCGGATCTCACAAGAGGCTAACAATTCGAGAGAATTGCTG